TTCTGCAAGAAATTGATTTTCAAAATAATTACCATAATCATTTTGTGCTATACTAACTCTAGGATCAAGGGCTCTTTGAAATGCTGTCATTTCTCCAGTTGGTGTGCCTTTCATGCCTTGTGCAAATCCTGCTGATAGTCTTTGACCGACCGTACCTCTAGTTGGATCTAGTTGTCCTGCTCTTCTAATAGCTCTTGCTTGTGGTGATGATAATGCTATTCCTGTGGATATTGCTGAATAAGGATCCAGTTTTCCACCGTGTTGTTTAATTGAGCCCGCTTGACTGAGAGCCATACTACCTAAAATACCTAGTTGCGGTGCAACCATTGGAGCAATCATACCCAAATAAGGAGCAATCTCCTTTGGTACAAACATGTCTCCAACTTTATTTAAAAAACTACTTAATCCCATTTATTCTCCGGTACCTGATCCAATGGGTAATTGAACCACTTTTAGTTGTATATCTTTGGCTTTATGAACTGCCCAGGGTTGACCACAGTTACTGCAGGTGCCGGTTGCCTGTTCTTCTGAATCTACTTCATTTCCACAATTTTTACAATATATTCGTTGATAGACCTCTGGCTGTATAACAGGCACTTCTTTGCCCTCAACCATCTGTGTTCCAAGCACTTTTGCGTCTTGTATCTTCTTCATGATGATATTTCCAATACTGATACTATGACATGCAATGCGCCACCAGCTCCGGCTGTTACTTTTATAATATCACTATCCTCAAGAATTAGTGGCTGTGATAATAATTCTATAGCTGTGTTTGCTGCAATACTTAAAGAACTTGTAATCTTAATGTCTGCTCCAACACTAGAATCTGTATTTACAACATCAGCAGTCACCGCTCCACCTGTCGCATTGCAAATACGAATAGATCTTACTACAGCTTGTACAGGTTTTTGTGGTGGTGTTGTAGCCACATCAGCTGTAGGCACAGTGTATATAGCTGTTTGCGCAGTGTTTGCCAAAACAAGACTTTTATTTTTGTATACGTCACTCATGCTAAAAACCAAGACCTTGCTGTTGATTCTTCCCGTAAATCTTGTTGATACGTAAAGTTAAGCTGATTAATTATACTTTCAAGCTCACGAATAAGAATGTCTTGTTGCTGACGATCAAAATCGTCAGACGGTAATGGTAATCTTGTAATATTAATTTTTGCCATTATCTAGCTCCATCTGGTTTTATATCTAATCTTACAGTTCCAAATCTCCAGTTCGAGTCTACGGCGTCACTGGATATTTTTACATTTGCTTGTCTACCTCGACCTCTTACAGAAAAGAATTTTGTAGTAGGAGAAGTTGTAGATGTAAATGATCTTGTGCTTGTGCTAGCTGGATAATTTGCAAATTCTATTTTTACATCAGTATTACCACTTTGGTCTTTAAAATCAGGTATAACTCTTGAACATAAAAATACTTGATCTCCTTCTTTTATGTCAAAGTCACCACTTGTAATTTGACAATCCATAGCAGAACCATCATCATTAAAACCGTCTTCGTGTACGTACAAAGTTGTACATCCTGCAGTCACACCAAGAATAGTATTGTTGTTTGGTAAAGAGGTAGGGTCATAAAAAGTTGCGTAAGGTAATGAATAGACACCTCGGTCAACCCAAGATGTTCTTGTAAATCCATCATTGGTATACCAAACATTTTCTAGATAGTTAAATGTTACACTTCTATTTAAAAAATTAGAACTTGCCGATGCATAAAACCAAGTTACTTCGTTAAAGTCTGTATTAACCGCAATAGAAACTTGTCCATTTGATGTTGAATTAATATCGTCAAATACAAAATCTTGTACAGTACAATCTAGTTTTTTAATTGCACCATCAAATGAATAGAAAGCCGTTTGACTCATCCAATAAGTAACACCATTTACATCAGCTACACAGTTTGGAGATACGGCACCACAGTTAGCACCAATTTGGTTTAAACCAAAAATAAAAGGTGGACCAATGTTGTTCAAGGCATGCAAAGCTGTATCTGTCCAAAGAAGGATAGAACCTCTTGATCTAACCGCTGCAACAATTTTAGATCCATCTTGTATTCTAAAAGATCCAGCTGTGTTTGTGCTTGACGGTGCCCATGTATTTATATCTTCTTGAGAAGAAAAACGTAAAAATAAATCGTCTTGTGTAGTGCCTGTTCCTATTGTTGTTTCTGTTCCAAACAAAAAGATATGTCTGTCAGGAGAAGAAACTAAAAGAAGCCTGTTTGTGCCAGGTGCTGCTGCTATCTTTACAGCTCTGGTAGTTGGCCCAGCTGATAAGTCCCAACGATATAATGCATCGTCATTTCTAATTGCTATTAGGTCTTCACCAAAAGTATCAAGACTCCAATACGTTGCTTCTAACTGAATAGAACTGGTTGATCTTGGTGTGTTCCAAGTACCCGCGTTCCAAGTTCCAGTACCCCATCCAAAACCGAAAGCAGATGCGTTTGTACCTACAGTTATTTGATATTTAGCATTACCTGATCCACCTTGTGAACTTGCTGTACCACTAGCATTACTTGTGTGATTTACCTTGTAGCTGTTTCCATCAACAATTTCTTTAACTTCAAACTCATTATTCATATCTAATCCTTGAGCGGTAGAAAAAGAATCAAAGGTTACGAAATCCCCGACCCCCGCTCCATGAGAATTGTGTGTGACAGTAACTGTCGGTGATCCACTTGTCATGGCAAAAGGACCGGTCAACGCTGCTTCAAGTCTTATTGGTGTGATGTCATAAAAAACACCTTCGACGTATACATATAATTTTCTGTCTGTTCCAAGAGCTAAATGACGTACACCAGCTAAAGAAACCCAAGCCGTACTGGCTCTTGCAACTCCTGCAATTTTTTTGTTTGCAACGACCTTGCTCCAACCACCTATTTTTTCTGGCAGACCTGATCTAAACCTAACATTTTTAGAATCAACCCAACGACCTTCAGCTCCATACGTGGTTGTTTGTTTATCTATTCCTGGTGCGAATTGTGCTTTTACTAGTGGCATATCAACCTTTCGGATATTTATCTTTAACAGCTTTTATGGTTGCTTTCCAACCATCAATACCGTTGTGGTAAATATCATCTAGTTGATCTTCTATACTTGGATACGCTTCTTTCCGATCTCTTTTGTATTTGTCAGCTTTGTACTGAGCTTCTAGTTCAGCTTTTTTTGCAGCTATATTAATATCTGAAATAGGCGTAGTTCCTTCATGCCATGTAATCTCATCTATGGCAGGTGGATTTATAGTCATATCATGTTTAATAGATACTTTTGCGTCTGGGTTAATCGCTAATATTGCGTCCATAATACTAACACTCATGGCGCTATCTCGAAAATAGTATAAACGGCTTTTGCGTTTAAAAAATATTGATAGTTGTTTGTTTGTAACCAGTGTCCTCTACTTGTGTTAACTCCAAATCTTACAGAATATGTTCTAGCTGAAGTATTACTTGAACTATCTTCTACCGCTTGACATGTAAACTGGTTCCAAATTCCACTTGAACCTGTTGCGTTTGCAAAAGCACCGATATTTGAACTACCATTAAATATAGACCAAATAACCATCCCACCCGCAGAAGCATTTGTAACCGCACTAGATAGAACATGTAACAATTTACTGTTATTTGCTGTCGGTGTATAACTTTGAGACATTACTTGGATTCCTTCGCCTGAAGTAGGAGTTGAAGCATCAAAAGGAATAACTGAAGTAGTATCATAGTTACTACCACTTACTAATGTTTGCACTTTTAAAAGTTTACCTGTTGAAGGTAATCTTGCTGCAGGCACAGTTCCTGATGATAAATTAGATGCGTTTAAATTAGATAAACTTGCTCCAGATCCACTAAAGGTTGTAGCAGTACAAGTGCCTGTCACTGATACCCCGGTATCACTTGTTGCAAGTTTTTGGAAATCATTATAATGAAGAGTTGACGCTGCATTAGCATTTGCCGTAATTAATGTTTCTGTTCCAGCAGCATTTTGTACTCTAAAAGTATCTGTTCTTAACTGAAGTGTGGTGTCAGACTCAATCCTGTCAGCAGCGGCACTATTTGAGTGATAGATTTCTAAATCGTTACTTGCACCAAACCTAACTTTAACATCATCAGCAAGAGATACATTTCCACTTAATGATCCACCAGCAAGAGGTAGTTTAGCATCAATTTGAGTTTGTGCATTAGATCCTAGAGTGTTTATAAACTGGTATTCAGAGTCTGTAACAGAACCATCAGCAACAGCTGTAGCAGCTATATTACTAATGTTTGCTCCTGGTATTGCATATTTTCTTGATTCGTATGTAGCCATATTAAGTTTTTATTATAAAGTTAAGAGAAATATAAGGGTTTAAAACATCTACTGTACCCGCACTTCCAGAAAAAGATCCTGATGCTCCATGGTTGTGTGCTCCACCTCCACCAGTATTACTTAAACAAGCACTTGGGTATGTATAAAAAGGGTTTGTTGCAATTGATGCATTGTTATCACCCCATGGAATAGATGCACCATATGTTGGGTGAAAATAGTTTGGAGTAATACCACCACCTGCGTGAGTAATAAGGTGATTGTGTGAAGGTATTTGTGATGTAGTTAAAGTATGATTGTTGACAGAAACAGAAACAGACCCCGAAGGTGTAAAGCTATCAGTTGTA